TTGTTTTTCATTTGTCCTTAAATTTTAATTTTTTGGAAATACGTTTATTAGATAGGAAACGTAATAGGGATTTTAACTAATAGTGATGCCATATAAGAGAGATGGCATATTCTAATATACATATATGAAGATTCTTTAAAGTCGCGCAGAAAGAGAAATGCCTCGCTATTGCGAGGCATCAATCCTAAAATGCTATTTTAGGAGGGGTTAAGATTCCATTTCAGCACTTCTACGAACTCTGCTTATAAGTTTTGTAGCAAGTGATGAATTATTTTTCTTTAGTTCTTTATATTTTTTATCTTTAGCTAACGCTTCAACTCCTTTAGCACTATATTTTTTTTCTAAAGCATCAAAAATCTCTTTTTCTTCAGTTTTAGTTAATTCTTTTTCAACTTCTTCTCTAATAAATTGTCTTAATTTTGATATTTTAGATTCAGAAAAAGTATCTTCTTCATCATCAAATAAATCTGCATCTCCTATTTCACTATTATAATTAAATGCATCATCAGTATATGCGTTTGGATTAGAGGTTCCAGAAGTTCCAATAGTACTAACATACTCTTCTACACCTTGTTGTATATCTCCTCGTAGTGCTGAGAAGGGGGTGTTAACTACATCGTCTATATCTTCTGCTCCGTCAAGATAACCTAAAGCAATATCTTCTTTTTCTTCGTATGTTAGATCATTATCCCATACTGATGCTGCAGAAGGGGTGTTCATTTCGTTTAATTGAGATTCAGTAATAATTCCTGCAAGTTTTTGCATTTTGCGGAAATCTTCAGATAAAATTTGGTTTTTCATAGTGTTAGAATATTGGGCATGATCCATTAGCACATAGTATGTCTGTGATAATAGAGTTTATTTTTAAATATGGGTTATTATTTTGTTGGTTTTCATTTAAGTTTCCGACAACATGCATGTATGAGCCAGGGTTTGATGGGGTTGAGACAAAATCCCAACATAAAAGTTCAAAATCATTTTGTACTTCTAAAGTTTCACCTATTTGTTTTAGTGAACCCATTCCACGAGAAGATACTCCTACTGTGATGTTATTAGATAATAATGACGCTAATATATTTCCTGAAGGTGTAGGTAGGATTTCGATTGCGCCCATTACTTTATCACCATCCCACCATATTTTTTTAATATTATGAGATACATTTTTTAGGTTAATGATAGAAGAATCAGGGTGATCAAGTTCACCTAAAGCACGATTATCTTTAATACATTTTTGGTAGTTACCAATTTCTCTTTCCCAAAGTTCTTTTTTATAATATCGACCATTACCATTTTTTACTTCAGCTGTAGCTAATATTCCTTCTACTAAAAGATTTCTTTCATTAGGAGATTTTCCCTCGTTTATGTTAACGGGTTTAAAACTAAAAGCAGAAGTTTCAATAAGTACTTGTTTCATATTATGCTGCGTCAGTAGGTTGTTCAGATTTGGTTGTACTTTGAGCTTTTTTCAATGCTTGAATAGATTTATCAATAGCTTTCTTTTGCTCTTCTTTATTTTTAATTTCATTATCTAATTCAGAACCAGCAGCTGCTATTTCTTCTTTACTTCTTTCAGTAATAACATCTTCTTTAGGTTGTTCAGATTTAGAAGATTTTTTAGATTCACCAAGTTTAGATTTTAATTTTTCTAATTTCTTAATATCATCATTTAATTCTTTAATCTTTTTAGGATTAATAGAATCTTCTTCTAATTCTTTTAAAGTAGTTAATGCTTTTAATTTTTTCTTACGTCTTAAAATTTCCTTATCAATTAATTTAGCCTTAGCATTGTCTGAAGCTGTTTTACCAGCATCTTCAATAGATTTAATATCGATTGCTTCTCTAATAAGAGTAGATATTATTTTACGAAGTTTAGACTCATTAATACCTTCATCTTCTTCATCAGATTCTTCAAATAATCCTGTGCTTCTAAAGTTCCCAGCATCTTTAAGCCATATATCGTTATAAACTTGTTCTGGGGATTTATTAGCATTAAAGTATCTTTGTAGTTCAAGATTATCTACAGCTATATCATCAATATCTAGATTTGCATCGCTCATGAGAATATCATAAAGTTTTTCCTTCCATGTATTGAATTGATATTCCCATTCATTAGAACCAATCTGTGGAGAACGTCCAGGTATTGATTCTTTTAATTTAACTGGTTCCATCCCAGATGCTTTATATTTACCTTTAACTTCTTTCGATGGGCTATAACCAGGTAGTTTATCAGTGTATCCTAAACCTTCAATTCCGAATTGGCCATTTTTAAGATAATATTGATTATCTTTAGTTAAATTTTTAGTAACTATAGCTTTTAATTCTTCAGTAGTTTTATCAACATTTTTAGGATTATCAATTTCAACCGATAAACCTAAAAGATACTGGTTGAAAGAAACATTGTTTATATTTTTTTCATCCTCATAATCGTAATTACGAGTTTCAGCATCTGTTACATTTTTAGTTGTTTTCTTTTCTACTGCTTTAGCTTCACCATTAGCTTCAGCTATATTTTCTTTAAAAATAGAAACCCAATCCGGAGTAGTACCAGTAGTAACTACACCACCCGCAGCTTCAGAAATAATACCTCTTTGTTTTAAGATAGAAGTAGTTTCTTGAAATGTAGAAGCATTAGTAATATATTGAGGAAATAAGGTTTTAGCCTGTTTAAGGAATATTTCTTTATTACCTTTACCTTCTTTAATTAAAGTGTATTGATCTTGAAGTGTCATTTATTGTTGGTTTTTAAATAGTTTGATTAAATCATTTAAATAATCTACTGCTAACTCAGTACCATAAAGATTTTCCATAGATGGATTTTCTTTATAGAAATTAACAGATTTTTGTTTAGCATTCTGAAGTAGTGGAATTAATTCATTTAATTTAATTTCTATTTCTTCAAATTCTTTCATTTTTGTAGCAACATGCTGTTTAACTCCAGCATCTTGAGTATCTAGACTATCAACGTAACTATTTACGTTAAAATTTTCTTCGTTTAGTTTAGATTTTTTCCACAAATGTACGTAATCTACTCCTTTTTGTTTTTTAGCTAATTTATCAGGAGTAGCATCTTTAAAACCTAAAGAAGCATACATTGTATCTTTTACTCCTTTAATTTTCTTTTTAGAGAAAGCTAATGGGGTAGCATATTGTGGACCAGTACCTGCTGAAAATGCAGCTGTGCCCCCACTAGTAGCCATTTCTTGGAGTTTATTTTTTATAAATTCTGTAAGTTCTTTTCTGGTCATATTTTGGTGACTTTGATAAGTTCTTCTACAAGTTCAGAGTATTGGAGAAGATCAATTAGGTTATTATCTTTAATTTTTTGGTTTTTATCCATTTCAACTAAAAGTTTCATAACCTCATTTAACTTAATTTGAACTACTTTATCAGTAACTTGTTTGGTTAAGTTAGTTAATCTAGAACGTATTTCATTAATTTTACTATTATAGAAATCTTTTAACTTAGATGTAGAATCTACAGAATTAATATATTCTTTTAATATTGATTTTTGCGGGTCACTAAAGTTTTCGTATTTAGAATTAAATTTTTCTAATAAAACATGATAAGTTAAAATACGTGTATCCTTATCATAGCTTTGGAATTCTTCTAAAAGTTTATCTTTAGTTACATTTTTATTAATAATACCTTTAGTTAAAAAGTCCAATAATGTAATTTTATTTTCAACTATAACATTAGGATTGACATTATCGTCTCCATTAGAAATTTCTAATAAGATAGCAAAAGATGCTAGTGCCTTATAATGTGAAATTCTAATCTTAAAAAATTCTTCTAAGTTATAGTGTTCCTTAATTTCTTTAATTAAGTTATATTTTTCTTTTCTTAAAGAAGTTCTATTTAGTTTTTTTGATGCATCTAAGGATGTAGATAATACTACATTAGCTTTAGTTTCACTAACATTACTATATTTAAATAATGTCTCAAAAAGTTTATATTCTTTACCTAATTCAGTGTTGGTAAAATATTTTTTAAGTAACCCTAAGGCTTTAGATTCTTTACCCTCTAAAGTATCAGCTGTTACTCTTCTAACTAGTAGTTCAAAAAGAATTCCGGTGTTTTTAAACTTTGAATGTTTAAGTTGCATCAAATATATTTTTTTATAAATATGTATATTTTATTAATCCTTTAATAAGTTTTCATCTAGAAACCCTTCTCCACCATCTTTATTAAAGATATTTATTTTTTTATCCATAGTTTCAAAAATAAGTTTATTTTTTAAGAGTGTAGTTTTAGCAACCTCATTAAAAGTATTTGGGCCTTTTTTTCTATTTCTAAATCTATTATCTTCAGGTCCCATATCACCGTTTTCTTTCTTACCTAATCTATCTTTTCCTAATGGATCTTCTTGAGTATCTATAAATGAGGCTTTTTCTTGTGGGCGACCTGGGAGGTCTGATTCGTATCCTGTTGGTACGTCTGCTGAAAGTGAGGAGTATCTTCCTTGGCCATATAGTGATGCTAAATCATGAGGTGTACCATACGATTTTCCAGATTCAAATGGATCATTACCTTCAGTTTCAATTTGTGATAGTCTGAATTTGAATTTTTGGTCTTGAATTACTAAGTCTCTGTATTCATCAAATGTATCTTCACTAAAGTTAAATATATTATCATAAACCCAATCTGCTGGTAATAATTTAGCGTCTAAGATATTCTTAGCTAGGTCTACTTTTTCTTTTAGTAAAGCAACTTTTTCTTGTTCAAATATGATAGAAGGGTTTGTTAAACCTAATTCAAAATTAGCTAAACTTTCCCCAGTATATCCTTGAGTATATAAATGAACTAAAGCTATTTTATATAGTTCTGAAAGGATAATTCTTTGGATGCGGTCTACAGTACGAGCAAAGCGAATATCTTCTGCGGCTAGTGTAGCTTTACCTTGTAATTGAGCATCATATCCCATAAACGCTTTAGGTACTTTTAAAGCAGCCATCATTTTATCTCTCAAATAAACAACGTCTGTTATACCATCATAATCTAATCCTTTGGTAGTATCTATTTTAGTAGTAGCATCCCCACCTCTTACAGGAATAAAATAATCTTCTAACATGTTTTGCATGTTATATTTAAGATTATACTCACCAGTTTGAGGATCCATATATGGTGTTCGTTTCATTTTAGAAACTGTTCTTTCCATAAATTGCTCAATTTCATTAGGTGGAATTGAACCTACATTAATATAGAATACTCGTCTTTCTGGGGCTCTTACTATACGGTGGATAAGCATAGCATCTTCCATAAGAACCATTTGCTTATATGATTTACGAGCAGGTTCTAAAAATGATCTTCCATATGGTAAATAATTAGAATCGGCTATTAATCTAAAATGAGCCATTTCATAATTATCAAAATAGTATGCTGCTGGGTTATCAGAGCGGTTTAGTGTAGTTTGAGTATAATAACCACTAGCCCCCAAGTTACCTGTAGGATCATATCTAAAGCGAATAGAGCTTGGGTTAACTTTATCATATCCTTCTTCTCGAGCTATATTGTATGCTGAGAAAGGAATAACGTTAAATACTCCAAATTTTTCTGCAATTTCTAGTTTTAGGAAGAAATCACCGTATTTACACATTTGGCGAGTCCAAGACCATAGGTTAAATTCTATGTTTAATACGTCATAGAATAAATTATATAATATTCTTTGTACGTCTTCATCACTACTTCTAATTTGAAGTACTTCTCCCATATCATTTTTTAAAGTACTTTCATCTGCTACAACGTCTAATGCTGATGCTACAATAGCATCTGTATCCATTACTTCGTAATCCTGGTATAGGTTAAGACGTAATGTAGGGTAATTAGCATTTAGATTATAGTAAGGGGAAGAGTTTGTAGTATACAAACGAGTAAACCTATCATATAATGAATTGGTTTCAATTTCCCCAGTAGTTTGAATTTTATTGGTATCTAAAACTCGTAATTGGTCTCCACCAATGTTTCTAATTATTACATCTGTAGAAAAAAGTCGTTTGAGTCTAGAAAATACACTTATATCTGCCATTTTTTATTTATAAATATTATAATAACCATCTAATACTCTCTTGACCTCCATTTACATCCATATTATATGGATTACCACCATTTATTGATGGAGAATAGACACCCGAAAGTGGGTTATTTGATTTGAAATTATTTAATGCTGCTCTAGTTGCGTCTAAATTTTGTTGTTTGAATTTTAAAGAAGTATCTCTAAGGTACATTCCAATTCCAAAACTCATTACTAAGTCATCATTGTATCCAGATTGAGCTTCTGCTCGCCCGTTTTTCCAAACAAATACTTTCATTTCTTCAAGCAATCGTTTAGACTGAATAGTAACACTTCTATCACCAACGTATTCTCTAAATTTATTAACAACCAAAGGACGAGTACGTAAGCTCATAGTAAACCCAGGTGTCATTTTTGATGTATCACTGTATTGGTCAAAAAATGAATCTATAGTAACGTCTCCTTTAGGTGAGTAATATATGTTTTTATAGCTTCTTTCTATTATAGAATCTATAGTTGACCAACCTATATTAGCATTTTCTACTATTAAAAGAGCCTGGTTGTACTCAGTAGCAATGGCACAAAGTAAATATCCAAAATCTTTAGGAGGCATTTGTCCTCTATATTCTGCAACTTGAGTATTAGTAGCTATGTCCATTACGTGGAATGCTGAGAAGTCTTTGCTGTCTCCTCTGGCTACATCTGCTACAACCATGTAATCTCTACTGTAATCTGCTGGTTCCCAGACCCATAAATTTTGGTCTGCTCCTCGTCTTTCTAAAGGATCTTTAATAGTGGTTTGTAATATAAACTCAACCCATTCAGGATAAAATACTACGTCTCCTGAGGTATTAAAGTCACAGTCACATTCTTGGGATGCTAATCTAGGATCACCTAATAATTCATCTTGCCGTTTTCTCCAAGCTTCATCTCGCTCAGGATGAACAAACCATGGTAATCTAATAGGTAGAAAATCATTTTCTTGTGCTTCTGCTCTAACCCATGTTTGGTGGAACCAATTACCAGTACCATAAGGAGTAGATAATACAATCGCACCACCACCCGTTGCTAAGGTTTGTTGAGCAGATGCCCATATTTCACCAATTCCTTCAATGAATGCTGCCTCATCAATTAACAATAAAGATACTGCTTCTGATCGACCTGCATCACTACTTGCGGATGTGGCTTTAATTTGGGAACCATTATTTAATCTTAATGATAGTTTATTGTTTTCTTCAGCAGGTACTTTTAACCAAGATGGTAAGTTATCAAACATAAACTTAACCTTGGTTACCATGTTACGAGCAGTTTCCTGTTTAGTTGCTATACACAACACGTTTTTATCTTTATGGAATAACATTAACCATAAAGAATAACCAGCTGCTAATGTTGATATACCTAATTGACGAGATTTAAGTACTACAGAATATGGGTTACTTTTCCATAAATTTAAAACTTTACCTTGAAATGGGTAAAGATTAAAAAGAACCCTACCACGCTGTGGGTGTTGGATATAACAGTATTTTCTCATAAAGTGAGCAGGATCCTGAACACACTTTACGTATTCTTGTCTAATTATTTCCTTTAAATTAGGTTGATTAGGTTGGTTCATACAGTATGTGTAATATAACTAATTAGATTAATCCCCCCAAATTCAGGCTAGGAAATAATAAAATTATTTTTTTAAAGATTTAAATAAGTCTTTAATATATGCTACTTCTTCAGGGGTATAATTAGTATTTCCTCTAGAGAATTTATTAATTATTCCAGCTCCCATCATTTTTATATCGGCATCAACTTCTTTCTTACGACCTCTTATACCTGTAGGAGCAGGTTTTTCAGATTTAGTAAAAGATTTAAGTTTAC